CTTCAGGTGTCTTTAACGGATTTTCTGCCATTTATTTACCTAGATTTTTTCTTAATAACTTTGGGAGATTTTTTCTTAGGTGCAACACCGCCTACCCAAGCTTCATTGACATATTCAGTTGATTTATCATCAGCTATAAATTTGCCCTCTTCAGTTCTCGCTCTGGCTGGTTCTGCACTTTTGACAGATGCAACAGCTTCTTTGCTATCTTTAAGTGCCTTTTCAATTTGTTTGGCTTCAGTTGTAACCTTTTCAGATATTTGATCTGCTTTTTCTACTGTCTTCTTTGCAAAGAAAGAAGATAATTTTTCCCAAAAACTCATTTTTGCTCCTTTTAATAATATTCTGCTCTTGTGCCAATAAACTCTTCATCTTCTTCATCAGAATATAATGGTACAAATCCACCTTGGCGGAATCTCAACAATGCTTGTGTTGAAGCATCTACCAAGTCATCGTGCTCTCCACTAGGAAAAGCAGCGAATTCTTCTATGACCTCCTCAGAGAATCTCTTCTCTGGTGCCCATACTATACCTGATGCAAATAAATCAGCTACAGCGTTAACTCTTGCAATCTTATCGTTACCTCTACTTGGTGTGTACTCAGACACAGGTATACCCATTTGCCTTAGTTCAAAGATCAAAGGCATACCAGCAGCCTTACCTTCAACTATAAATGCGTCAGGTTGCCACTCTTTCCAATGGTCAAATGCTTTTCTTTTTAATTCAGGAAACTCCATCCTATCTTTAAAAGCATCTAGTAATATAACGTTAGGCTCTACAACACCAGTTCCTTCACTTTCATTGTAAAAAACTCCCCACGTAGTACAAGCTGAATAGTCTGCACGTTGGGTCTTTAAAAATGCTGTGTCCCAAGACTGTATAATAAACTCACAAGGAGGTGGTTCATTGTATTCCCAATTCTTCCACCACTCTCTTTTTACAATAGCACCCTCTTCTGAAGTAGGGTCTTGTTGATACTGTGCAGACCATTTAGATACCGGTAGTTCTGCTTTCAGTTTTTCTAATTCTTTTATATCCCAGAACTCTTGCCATAAACTTTTGCCTGAAGGCAAAATAGCAGGAAACTCTATTAGTTCCCAATCATCGACACCTTCTCTACTTTCTTGAGCCTTGAGTATTTGTCCTGTTAAATCTCTTTTGTGCCAACGTGTCATTACAATCACTATAGAACCGCCGGGTTGTAAACGCTGTCTTGGACCTGAAGTATAGTATTCGTAAACTCTATCAAACACTGAAGGGTCTCCGCTCTGTCCTTCTTGTTCTGAATGCGGGTCGTCTATGATTAAAACATCCGCACCTTTACCAGTTACCGCACCACCCACACCTATCGCAAAGTATTCACCGCCTTTGTTAGTATTCCAACGTCCGGCTGCTTTAGAGTCAGACTGTAGTGCTACATCTGGGAATACTTCTTTAAAATCTTCAGAGCCTACTAAGTTTCTAACCTTACGACCAAAGCCTACCGCTAATTCAGCCGTATGTGCGATCTGTATGATTTTCTTCTCAGGGTACTTACCTAAGTACCATGCCGGTAATAAGTAAGATGCAAACTCCGACTTAGTATGTCGGGGTGGCATATTGATTATTAATCTTTTTAATTCACCTTTAGCGACACGATCAAAAGCATCTGCCATCTTAGTATGGTGATACCCCTCTATGAAGGCTGACCATATATGTTTAACAAAAGGTAAGAAGTTATCATCACACTCTTGTCTGTTCTTAGATTGTTCGTACTCCTCCAATAAAGATAAAAACTTCTTCTGTTCACTAACAGGTAGTTGTTTAATTTTATCTAAGTATGGATTTGACAAGTTAGCCCCCCTAACATTTATAGATTTTTACGACTACTAGGAGAGCAATCATAAGATGTTGTTAAAGGGACTAGGTTGTATAATTTAATATTTTGGAGCGAAGTCGCCCAAGATTTTACACATATTAAACACCTTCTCATGTTCGTCAAGTGTTTTCTTCTAAATTATTCATACGACTTCTGAACGCTTCCATGTCCCGCAGCCACTCCTTTTTCATATCTGCTGTAGTCATGTCCTCGCTCGCAATTTTTTTTTCTACCACTATGTCCGCCTTTTGTTCGGGCGGGGCAGTCTTATGTATCACTTTAGGCTTAACAGGTTCTGGTATTACTTCTTTCTTCTCAGCTAAAGGAGAGTTTCTAGTAGACATAATAGTACGCCAGCGTTTAGGTTGCATAGTGATCCATCCGTCCTCATGGAGGCGTTTTACGATAGCATGAATGGTAGACCTAGAGCTAACCCCAACTCGGCTCGCTATGGCTTCTAATGACGGTCCACAATGATTTTCCGCCCAATAGTCTTCTATTGCCTCTAGTACTAACAGTTGTCTTGGTGTCATATCATCATACTCACAGCGAAGATAAGTACAAAGGTTACTGCTATTATCTTTATCTCATCTTTGTTATACATATATACCCCTATTCTCCGGTACCTTGAACGTTTCCCATACATTATACGAATATTAATAGTATATATGCAAGCCCAACGAAAAAAAGAAGGGGGGGGTGTTATGAAAAATTATGAAATAAACTGAGCAAATTAGTGTATACGTGAGCCTGTCGCAAAAAAAATAAAACAGGGGGGTCGGGGAGGGTAGGGGTCGCTCTGAAACCCTTATATGATAGTATTTCAGAGGCATTGTATAAAAATTGATCAGTCGGTACTCTAGGAAATAAAGAAATAGTCGTTATGGATATGTGGCAATTAACTATTGAACGTTCAATATTTGTTCGCTGTGTAGGTACTATTCAGAATGTGGCATAGAGAGGGATAGTATTTCTTCTAGCTTGCTCTCGATCTCATTAGCTACTTCTTCCGGTGTCCTGTCTTTGGTTGTTGTCTCTATCCTCTCAACGAATAGTCCAACGTCTGAAGTCTTGCCCAACAATTCAAGTGCCCTGATTCGTGATGATTCATTATTCGTGGGATTCAATGCTTCCTTCTGTAGCTGTTCCAACACAAGATGCCTAAGAGAGAGTGCACTAGCCTGTGCATACTCCTCTTTTCTCTTATATCCCGCCTTTAACCTTTGGGCTATCTTAGGGTTCGCCTTCAGCTTGCTTGCTTCAACATGAATAGCTGAAGCCTTCATTCCTTTTGAATTGTACGCTGTCCTGTATGAGTCACTTGCAGAATTGCCTTTTAGCAATTCAGCTATGAATCTTTCCTGTTTAGCTGTGAGTGGATGTATCTGTTTTACTTTGTCTTTGCTCATGTAACAGATTGTAGCTGTACTACGTACAGTTTTAAATACACCGGCATGAACAAACAGGGAACGTTCACAAAATATTTTTTGTATTTAGTTGTTGCATTATGTGTGACGTTTCTATAATATTCTCTTTGTCAGCGAGAACTGTACCTCATACAAAGGTCACGAGTTGTTCAAAAATTGATCAATTGCGCAGTTACTACCCTCTCTGATGATCTCTTGATCTAAACCTTGAATTGGTAAATACAAGAAATCAAAAGTCCGAAAGACATGGTAGCGTGGGACAAGTATCGCCACCCACGTTAAAGAAGGGAACTTCATACAAGTGGCTTACATATCCGAGTCGAGGATATAGAGCGTAGGAAAGAACGAAACATTCAGAACTACCGGAGCAATTAAAATACGAGACATACATTTTAGGTCAGCAGTTGAAACGCTGATTCAGTTATAGGGAATTTCGAGTACAAGAAGAGAGACACAATAGCCAACGTTGTTGGCAGTCACGGTGCGGTGTGACGTGATACGGTTTGGAAAGAAAAGAAACGAAGCATTACTGATAGGTTGAGTAGACGAGGGGCAAGTTACTGTGAAGGTAGCGAGAGAGAAGACGGGCTTGTTATGAGTCCGTTTCTTTGTAGGTGCTTGCGGGTATCTACAAAGAAGCGAAGTGCTTCAATTTAATTATTTAGGAGATAATCAATATGAGAGTTACAAAAAAAATGATCGAAGGTCAATTACGAGTTTTAAATAAAATCATTGGTGTTCCGGAAGCTTACGAGAAGGACGCACAAGGAAACGTTTTAAGATGTCCGGACGGGTATATGGTTCAATGTGAAGGGCACTATTACTTGCAAGGTTGCTACGGTCAATTCAAGATTGAAAGAATGTGCAGATATGGT